GGCGGTGACAGGTAAGTGGTTTATCTCCTATGTTTTTCAATCCTTCGGTTCGATTCCGGACATCGCCGTTAACTTATTAGAAGGTCACGTATCGTGTGGTTTTTTTTGATTTTGTGATTGGAGGTGATGGAAAATTGAGTGGATTGAGAATAAAACAAAAGAGATTTGCAGATGAGTACATCATCAGTGGAAACATTGAGAAATCAGCGTTAAAGGCTGGTTACTCTAAATCTTATTCTCGTAGTCAATCACATAAGCTCTTGGCTAATGTCGGCATTAAAACATATATAGATGAACGCTTGAAACTCCTCGAATCTGAGAAGATTGCAACACAAGATGAAGTGTTACAGTACCTAACCGCAGTCATGCGTGGAGAGGAACAAGAAAAAACACTCATCGGCATTGGTGAGCTTGGTCAAGAGATTGTTGATATTGATGTGAGCGCTAAAGACAGAATCAAGGCTGCAGAACTTCTTGGCAAACGGTACAGAATGTGGACAGAGAAAATAGAAACTGACATCACGCAGGCAGTTGTGATCGATGTGGGTGATTGGGATGACGATCAAACTTAACATCAACCCTTCCAAAGTCTTCAACAGACACATTTATGACCATCTGTTTGATTATGACACATTTACAGAAGTCCATTATGGCGGCGCTTCGTCTGGGAAAAGCCACGGAGTCTTTCAAAAGATTGTCATCAAGGCACTGAAAGACTGGAAAAAGCCTCGAAAGATCCTTGTGCTTCGGAAAGTCGGTGCTACTGTCCGTGACTCGGTATTCGCAGATGTGCAAGCAACATTGTCATACTTCGGCATTTTGAACATGTGCAAAATCAACATGTCTGCATTTCGTATAGACCTACCAAATGGCGCAGAGTTTATCTTTAAGGGGATGGATAACCCAGAGAAGATTAAATCTATCAAGGGCATCTCTGATGTAGTCATGGAAGAAGCGTCAGAGTTTACTCTTGACGACTATACACAGCTCACGCTTCGTCTGCGTGATAAAGCACATAAACAAAAGCAAATATACTTGATGTTCAACCCTGTTTCAAAAGCGAACTGGGTATATAATGCATTTTTTGTCAAAAAGCCAAAAAACACAGTCGTATATCAGACGACTTACAAAGATAATCGATTTTTGGACGCTCTCACAAGAGAAAATATCGAAGAACTTGCAAATCGCAATGAAGCGTATTACAAAATTTATGCTTTGGGAGAGTTTGCGACTCTCGACAAGCTGGTTTTCCCAAAATACACGAAGGCTTTGCTAAATAAAGACGATTTGAGGCAAATCACATCCTATTTTGGCCTTGACTACGGGTTTATTAATGACCCAAGCGCATTTATGCATGTAAAGATCGATGACGACCGTAAAAAGTTGTATGTCATCGAGGAATATGTGAAGAAAGGTTTGACAAATGACAAGATCGCAGAGAGTATTACCGCCCTTGGGTATGCGAAGGAGCAAATTCGAGCCGATTCGGCTGAAAAGAAATCAAACCAAGAGCTTCGAAATCTTGGAATCGGTCGGGTCATTGATGTCAAGAAAGGTGCTGGATCAGTCATGCAAGGAATCCAGTATCTCTTGCAGTATGAGTGGATTGTAGACGAAAGATGTGTGAAGACTATCGAAGAGTTAGAAAATTACACATGGAAGAAGGACAAGGCCACAAATGAATACATCAATGAGCCTGTCGATAGCTACAACCACTGTTTGGATGCGATACGTTATGCGATCCAAGACAAGATCACTAAATCAAAAATCAAAACATTTAAAGGGGGCTTTTAATTGACCAAAGTCAGAATAAACAACAAGCGACTGCTGACTGTACCAGTAAATACTGAGGTGACTGCACAGATCGTAACAGAGGCAATTCGCTTGCATTTGAGCAAACTCGTACCGACCTATCGAGAAAACGAAAACTTATATCTATCAGATCACAAGATCCTGCATGCTATAGCTAAAGATACATGGAAGCCTGACAATCGTCTAGTTATCAACTACGCAAAATATATCGTGGACATGTTCAACGGTTATTTCATTGGTATTCCAGCCACTGTATCGCATGACGATCAAGTGATTAGTGATTATGTCAACGATTTTAGAAAATTCAATGACATGGAAGATAGCGAGAGCGAACTTTCCAAGTTGGTCGATATCTTTGGGCATGCATTCTGGTATGTATACCAAGATGAAGATGGCAACACTAGAGTGACATACAACAGCCCAATGAATATGCTGGTTGTGCATGATAACTCTGTTGCAGAGCGTCCCAAATTCGCTGTGCGGTACATGATTGATGAAGAGACAGGCGCAGGCACTGGCGAGGTTGTGACTGACACAGAAACAATCTATTTCACGCTTGATAATGCTGGTGATGTGAGCTTTGGCGAACGGACAAATCACATCTATTCTAAGTTGCCGATCATTGAAGTGATTGAGAATGAAGAGCGTCGAGGCATCTTTGAAAGCGTGAAGACATTGCTTAATGCACTCAATAAGGCAGTGAGTGAGAAAGCAAATGATGTCGATTATTTCGCAGATGCTTACTTGAAGATCATCGGTATGGAGTTAGATGACGAAGTAAGCTCCAGCATCCGTGACAATCGTGTATTCAACCTGTGGGGTGAAAGTGGTAGTCAGTTAGATGTTGACTTCCTGCAGAAGCCAAATGCAGACCAGACGCAAGAAAATCTCATTGTATTGTTGCGTGATGCAATCTTCAACATTTCTATGGTTGCCAATCTGTCGGACAAAGACTTTGGCAATAGCTCTGGAACTGCTCTCGCGTACAAGCTCCAAGCTATGGACAATCTAGCTAAATCAAAAGACCGCAAAATGCAGTCTGGATTTAATCGCTTGTATGAGGTTGTCTTGTCTGTACCAACTACACAAGTGCCAGCAGATGCATGGTCTGAGCTGAATTATAAATTCACTCGTAACGTTCCAAAAAACACACTGGAAGAAGCGCAGATCGTAAGCCAATTAAATGGCCAAGTGTCAGATGAAACTAAACTTTCTGTCTTGTCTATCGTCCAAGATCCAAAAGAAGAATTGGAACGCATGGAAGAAGAAAGCAAGAAAGACAGTGAATTGTATCGGCAAATGGCTCTAAACGAGCGCATGAGCGATTTTGCAATTGCTGAAGGCACAGAGGAAGGCAACGAAGAGAAGGACGGTATAGAGAATGACAGAGACCGTCAGAAAGAATGATTACTGGCGCAACCGAATAGAGTTGGAGCAACGTGCAGCAATCAAGCGTGATGAAGATTATGCAACCGAGTTGAAGAAGATGCATGATTACTATTTCAACGAGATTGAGAAAGAAATCAGGACATTTGTTGGTCGGTACGCTGCAAGAAATGGAGATATTCCCTATTCAGAGGTTATTGCAAGACTTGATGCGATGGATGTTGCTGCTTTCGCCGAAAAGGCCAAACGATATGTTGAAGAGAAAGACTTTGGTGTGATAGCTAACAGAGAGTTGGCTATCTACAACCTCAAGATGCGAGTGTCAAGACTCGAAGCATTGAAACAAGAGCTTGACTTGCAGATGATCGCCCTCGCAAACGAGGAAGAAAAGAAGACCGAGAAGTTTTTGAAAGAAGAATACTTGCAAGGCCTAAGAAGCCAAGCTGGTATCTTGGGAGTTGCAGAAGGTTCTACGCTATCGACTGCGATGAATCAGGCTATAGATCGCAACTTCAATGGTGCAACTTGGTCAAGCCGAATCTGGGAGCGTCAAAATGCTCTCCGTGACATCGTAAAGAAAGCAACTGCTGACTTGCTCATTCTCGGAAAGAACCCAATACAGATCATTCCAAAGCTACGGAAAGAATTTGGTGTGTCTGCCTATCAAGCAAAACGCTTGGCAGTCACAGAAGGTTCACGAGTGGCGATGGCAGCGCAAAAAGAAATTTTAGAATCGCAAGATTATGAAGAATACGAGTACATCGCAGAGCCAGGTGCTTGCAAGATATGCGCTCCGTTTGATGGAAAAATCTTCAAGGTATCTGAAATGGAATCTGGACGCAATTGCGCTCCGATGCATCCATTTTGTCGGTGTAGTGTTGCTGCTCATTATTCTGGCATTAGTGAAAAAGTTAAGCAACAAACTAAAGCTGTTGATGAAGCGGAAAAAGAGGAAACTCACAGCTTTGGAGATTCTTTTGGAAAAGGTTTAGATTTAGCACAAAAAACATTACAAAACTTTGTTGACAACGCTAAAAAGTGGTATAATAATCACATAGAAAGTAGACTGACACCAGAAGAAATTGAACTTTCTCGCAATGTGCTGAAAGAGGTGATCAGTAACAGTGCATATTCTATGCGCTTTAAGTCTGCAAACATTGACAAACTGATAGAATCTGGTAGATTTATGAATCAGTTTGAAACAGGTACAAGCGGTGGGACTGTCAACACGAAGTACAGAAGGCAAGCTACAAATCAATTGTTTGGTTTGTCTGGAAAACGCTTGAAGAAATCTGAATTTGAAAAGTATGGTTATTTCGGTAATAAGGACGCTTACAAAGACTTTGTCCACAACTCGACGAGCTGGGGCGGTGTTGGCCAGTATGGGGATGTTATCATCCACTTTGCAAAAGATAAAATGGCTGGCAAGACAACATTCACAGTAAACAACAGCCTTGGCCCTGCAGTCTATCAAGAACTTGTTGCAGACAATCCAAATAGACCGAATTTGGTTGGTATTGATAAAGAGTTACTAAAAGAAACAGTGGATTTGTTAAAAGCTGGAAACATAAAAACACCAGAAGAGGCAAGCAAGGCTCTTGGTGTTCGTTATTTAGAGACTCAATATCATGGTGAAGTAGGAATGTCTGATATATCCAGCATGTACTTTACAAAAGACAAACCAAGTGACAAACAAATCAAGTCATTGAAGGAATTTGGTATTAACTTGTATGTGAAAGAAGGTGATCAATTTGTTAAAATTGAATAAAATCATCGGTGTCGATGAATCAAAAAATAATATATTGGTCACTCTCGAAGATGGCCGAAGCGCATTGGTTGATAAAGAAAGAAAAGGCTTTGTTGTTGAAATCCTATTAGATTCTTTTTACAAGTGGATGTCTTTTCCAAATAAGCCAACTGCAGAAGATCAAGCCGAAGCCATCGATATTTTGACAAATCCAAAAGGGTTTGCATTTGGCCCTCTGGCTGAGCGTTACCTTACGGATGAAAAATTGAAACACGAATTTGATGCCATGAAGAAAGAAGCGGGATACGCTTGTTAAATATATGAAAAGTCGTAGTAATACGGCTTTTTTTGTTGTCAAAAAATACAGAAAGAGAGAAATAACCTTGAATATCTGGAACATCGTATCAGTCACTGCAGGGGTTGTCTGTTTATTCCTTATCCTTTTATTTGGGTATGCGATGACAATTGGCCTACTGTCAGGGATTGATGAAGTCAAACGCAAAAACAGAGATTGAGAGGTGATCCAGCATCTTGACTTGCAGGAATAGACTGCTATTTATCGCATAACCTAACCAGTCGAAAGGCTGGTTTTTATTTTGTCCAAGCATTGATGACGTTAAAAGCTATGGAAACAACACAGTCGGGGACGACTTAAAAAATAGGAGGTTCGCATGAACAATGATACAGAAGTAGTCGAAGTGGTTGAAGATGTTGAGAAGGTATCGGCCGAACCAGAAGAACATCAAGAAGGCCCAAAAGACGAAAAGAAGTACACGGACGCAGATGTTGATAAGATCATCAACAAGAAATTTGCGAAGTGGAAAGAAGAAGCTGAAAAAGCTGAGAAAGAAGCTGAGAAGTTGCGCAAAATGAACGCTGAGCAAAAAGCGGAGTATGAAGCTAAGAAACAAGCTGATCGCATTGCTGAACTGGAAGCTCAACTCAATCGCAATGGACTCGAAAAAGAGGCTTCTAAAATGCTGTTTGAAGCTGGAATCACAGCCGATGAAACAGTGCTTGACTTCGTTGTGCGTAACAATGCAGAAGATACGCAACAGTCAGTACAGTCACTCATTGGCCTTGTAAATACCCTTGCAGAAGCGAAGGTACAAACAATGCTAGTTGGTAAGACACCAACCAAGCAAGAAGAAACTGGTCAAGGGATCACCAAGGAACAATTCCGCAAGATGGGTTATCAAAGCCGAAACGAATTATTCCAAACGAACCCAGAATTATATAACCAATTGAAAGGATAATTATTTATGACAGAAGGAATCACTAAGAAAGCTACTATGGTAGTGCCAGAGGTCATGGCTGACATGGTATCAGCTAAATTGCCTAAACTAATCAAATTTACCCCACTCGCTTATGTCGACAACACACTTGTAGGACAACCAGGCGACAAGATCAATGTACCAAAATGGGAATACGCCGGAGATGCAGCAGAAGTTGCAGAAGGTGTAGCAATCACTCTTGACCAATTGACTACTAAAAAGTCTGAAATGACAATCAAAAAGGCTGCAAAAGGGTATGAAATCACAGACGAAGCCCTTCTTTCAGGCCTTGGCGATCCAATTGGACAAGCAGTATACCAAGCATCACTTGCTCTTGCTAACAAGATCGACAACGACCTTGTAGAAGCTGCGAAAGGCGCAGTCCAAAAAGTATCTGAAACAGCTACTACTGTTGACAACTTGCAAAAAGCACTCGATATCTTCTCAGATGAAGACGATGCTTCTTATGTTGCATTGCTTAACCCTGCAGACGCTGCTGCTTTGCGTAAAGATGCTGCTCAAAACTGGACTAAAGGTTCAGAACTTGGTGCAGAAACAATCGTGAACGGAACATTCGGTGAAGTTCTTGGAGTTCAAATCGTGCGTACTAACAAAGTAGACAAAGGAAAAGGCTTTCTTGTTAAAGTCTCTGCAGACGCTACTGATACAGATGATGTGAACAAGTATGGCGCATTCGTCATCGCATTGAAACGTGATGTGATGATTGAGACTGACCGTGACATCTTGAAGAAAGCAACTGTCATCACTGCAGACAAACATTATGGAACATATCTCTATGATCCATCACGAGTTGTTAAATTCGGTGAATCGTAATTTTAAAAGGGGGTGACAACGTGAGCATGCTACTACGTTATCACTATCAACAGAGCGAACCAGTCGAACCAGAGAAGGTCGAAGATATCGCTTTGGAAGATATGACGCTAAAAGATTTGAAATCTTTAGCGAAAGAAACTGGTGTTGAAGGCTATTCTACGCTTGCAAAAGCCGAATTGGTCGAAGCATTGAAAGGATGATTTGATTATGTCGTACATCGATAAAGTAAAAGTGCTGTTGAATATCGAGGACGACTTGCAGGACAAGATGCTCGGTTTAATCGAGGAGATGACAACCCAGCATTTTACTGCCTATACTGGAGATTTTGGAGTGCCAGACAAGTTTGATTACATGATTATTGAAATCATGATCGAACGATTCAACCGCATTGGGTCGGAAGGCTACTCTAAAAAGACACTCGAAGGTTTAACTCTTGAATTTAATCAAGATGATTTTGCTCGATTTAACAAGATCTTGAAACGTGAGTACCCATCTATCCTTGAAAATCGAGGATTTAAGATGCTATGAGAGAAAGCGAACGTGTTGAACTCGTATTTCAGACTGAAAAGCCGAAATATAACCCAGAATTAGGACGAATGAGCAATGCAGAACCTACAAAAAAGGTATTGCCTTGCTTCATTTCTGAATTAGGCCTGGAATTGAAAGTTAAACTGCTTGATAAAGTCGATGTAGATGCCAAGGTGTTGCGTTTTAACAACGTTATAACAGGCTCTATATCGTCCGTTATCATCTCTGGTAAACGGTATAAGGTTATCAGCCGAAAGACTCCAGAACGACGCTCTACGGTCTTGTATGTGGCCGAGGTGATGGGTTAATGTTTGGTATTGATATAAACGATGGAGGGGCAACCCTCTTTTTTGAACAAGCAGTTAAATTTGATGCACACGAGATTCTGAAAGATCACGGTTCACGCTTGCATAGACGAGCAGTAAGAAATGCTGTCTTCACTCGTGGATATTCCACAGGGGCAACAAGGCAGTCAATCAATCTTACTGTTGGCCGTGATGAAGCCAGAGTGAAAGCTGGTACAGATTATTCTGGTTATGTTGAAGTAGGAACACGCAAGATGGAAGCTCAACCGTACATGGGGCCAGCACTGGAAGAAACTATTCCAGAGTTTGTAGCGGATTTAGAGAAAGGAATGACAGGTAAATGAAACAGCCAGATCAACAATTATTTGACGAGATTTACAAGCGTATTTCTTTGCTTGGCTATGATGTTTATCTTGCCTTGCCAGATATGTCTGCAAAATATCCATTTTGTGTAATGGGGGATACGCATTTAATGCCAAACCCTACCAAATCAGGATTGATCGGTCTAGTAAGCACGAGAGTGCATGTATGGGACGACATCAACAATCGTAGACGCTTGTCAGACATGATCTACAAGATCCAAAACGAATTAAGCAAGATCAATCGCATCGAGAATAGAAGCTGGTCAATGGGCCTCTCTAGTAATAGTCAAATCATTAAAGACAACAGCACAGAAGAAACTCTTTTCCATGCAGTCATTGACATGGAATTTAAATTTGTTTAAACGAAAGGAAAAACTAAATGGTATTAGAACCACAAAAAGGTAAAGATCGGATTTTGATGTTCCGCAAAAAAGGCGACAAAACTGCTGCAGCTAAACTTGCTTTGCAAACAGAACATAAATGGGAATATGAACGCAAAACAGATAGCACGAAAACAAAAGACGGTGCCATTTCTGCCGCTGGTGGGTTGGAAGTTACACTCTCAATCGAAGCGGTTGCGTCTCGTGATGAATTGAATAACATGCTTAAAAACTCTGTAATCGAAGGTTATGAGTTGGAAGTATGGGACATCGACCTTAAAGGCGAAAAACAAGGTGCTAAATACCCAGCATTGTATGCTATCGGTAAATTGAGCAAGTGGGAAGTTCCTGCGAACGTAGAAGATCTTATCACTCTATCAACTGAAATGGCAATCGATGGCAAGCCAGTGCCAGGCTACGCAACACTCACTGCTGAACAAGAAGCAGAAGTGCTTTACGCATTTACTGACACAACTGCTATCGGGTAAGCATTAATTGATACGAGGGCGAAAGCCCTCTTTTATTTTTACTAAAAAACACAAAGAAAAGGAAAAATCATAATGAAAACATTGACAATTAATGAACGTGAACACGAATTATCTTTTGGTATCGCATTCATCCGTGAACTTGATAAGAAGTTCTGCTCTAACGTGAATGGAATGAATTTCGGAGCTGGTGTCCGTTCTGCGGTTGTGTATCTCTTGGATGGAAACCCTGTAATCTTGGTTGACATCATTCAGGCCGCAACAATTACAAATCGGAGCAAACTATCTGAAAAGGATATTGAGAAATGGCTTGAAGAACAAGACGATCTCGATGTTGTCTTCGATGATTTTTTAACATGTTTCAAGACCTCAAAACTGACCAAGAAGACAACGATGGCGATCGTGGAAGCGGTGGAACAAGCCTAAAGAAAACCACGGTCGAACTCACTTCTGAACAGACTTATGAAGATCTGATGGCGACCATCTTCGCTTTCTTTGGTATTACAGACTATGTGACTGCTCAACGCATGACACTAAAAGAATTTAATATCAGACAGCGTGCAAGAGACATGCAGATGTTAGATGAAGAAAAGAGGGTGTATTTACTCGCTTTTCAAATCCGACAAGCGCAAGCGAGCAAGAAAGATGGGAAATACATCTTCGAGAAGTTCGAAGACTTTTACAACGAAGAAGAGCGACGCAGAACAGTTTTGAATAGATCACAAGGCCCTGCGGTCAATCAAGAACTGATTGAGATAGCTAAGAGACTTCAAAAGAGGCGAAAGGAAGGAGGTATAGATGGCTGATAAGTCCTTTAAAGTAGAAGCCGTGCTGAAAGCTACTGATGCAGGTTATTTTGCAACGATGCAAAAAGCAGGCTCTGCAATCGAAAATTTCACTCACAAGGCTGAAAAAGCTGGTTCCAATATTTTTGGATCGCTTAAAGAAGTCGGCAAAGGCATGACGATTGCAGGAGCAGCGACCACTGCAATGGGCGTGAAAGCAGTTAAAGGATTCGGAGACTTCGAGGCCTCACTTAACAAGGCTGCAATCGTAGCGGGTGGAACATCCAAGGACATCGCAGGACTTGCAGATGTCGCTAATAGGATGGGTAAAGATTTGCCATTATCTGCACAAGATGCAGCAAATGCAATGATTACAATGGCCCAAAACGGAGCAAGCCTTGAAACTATTAAAAAAGTATTTCCAGCAATTGCACAAGCAGCAACCGCTTCTGGTGCTGACTTGATTACAACTGCTGGAGTTGTGCAACAATCAATGAACGTTTGGGGGGACAGCATTGGCTCTGCAGAACAAGCTGCGGCTGTACTGACTCAAACGGCAAACGTGTCAAATGCCTCAATCGAAAATATGGAACAAGCCTTGTCAAACGTGGCAAGTTCCTCTCGGTTGATGGGTGTAGATATGAAAGACGCATCCACTGCAATCGGTCTGATTACCAACACAGGTATGTCTGCAGCTCAAGCATCACAAGACTTGAACCATGCTATGTTGAAGATGGCGGCGCCATCTGAAAAAGCTCAGAAATTGATGAACAATCTCGGTTTGAGTTATACGGACGCTGCTGGCAACATGAAACCATTCAAACAAATCTTGACCGAGGTGAATGACAAAATCAAAGATATGTCGCAAGCCGAGAAGGCTGCAACATTGAAGACCTTGTTTGATACATCAGGGATGCAAGCTATCAGCCCATTGCTTGATAGTATTTCCAACAAAACCAAAGATGCCACTAAATCATGGGATGCTGCTAGAGGATCGCTCGAAGAAGTATCTCGCTCACAAGGTGATGCTGCAGCTTGGCTTGCTAGACAAGCAGAGGATATGCAGAACAACGTAGGCTCTAAACTTGAACAAGTTGGAGGCTCGTGGGAGTCCTTGCGAAACAAAGTAATGGCATCTAACAAAGGGATGCTCACAGGCTTATTGTCTGGTACGTCCAAAACTATTGAGTGGGCTACTGATAGCGACAATGCAGTGGCCAAAGTCATTCGTGGATTTGTAGGAATGTCACCAGTTATAGGCCCTGCAATGACTGCGGTCGGTACAACAATGATGCAGACAAAAAATATTGTGTCTGGTCTCGGTTCTGCTTTTAGTATTTTAAAAGTAGCAATGACAAATCCGTGGACTTATGTGATCGTCGGACTTGCTCTTGTCATTAAATACTTCGTAGATTTATACAAGAGTAGCGAGACATTCAGAAATAAAGTTAATGCAGTAGTTAAATCGGTTCAATCTGCATTTTCAGGCTTAATGTCGAAGATGCAACCAGTTATCAATGGTATTAAGAAGGTATTTGGTAATATTCCAAATGCTGGAGGCCTTGCGACTGCTATTGGTGGTGCTGGGCTTGCTCTCGGCGGACTATTTGCATTGTTAAAAGGCAATCCATTCAGTGGTTTCTTCAACAAGGCCAAGGCATCGACAAGTGCTGTAGAGAGGACTTTCCGACAATCTAATGGAGTAATCAAGCAAATCTTCACAGGGCTTGGAGAAGGCCTTAAAACTGCACTATCTGGTGTTGCGATTGCTGCAAAAGGCATCGGTTCTGGTCTTGCGACTGCGTTCAGAGGTATTGGTCAAGCACTAGCGATGGCTAATCCAGCGAATATCCTCGCATTATCTGTTGCGATTTTAGCAGTAGGTGCTGCAATGGCTCTCGCTGGGATGCAAGGCGCAGGGATTGCTCAAATCCTTCAAGGAATTGGCAGTGTAGTCGAATCTGTCGGACGAGCATTTGCCACAGTAGCAACTGCTATTATTGGAGCATTTGCACAAGCTATTGTAACAATAGCGCCTTCGATTCAAGCGTTCATTCCAGTTATTAAGGCAGTTGGCTCTGCGATTGCTGAAATTATTACCGCTGTGGGTGGTGTTGCTCCTCAATTAGCAATTTTAGTCAATGCATTCGGCACATCATTCAACGCTATTGTCCAAGCAGTGGGAACTGCAGTACAACAGATTGCATCTGGCATTGCTCAAATCGTCGCAGCATTTGCCCCGATCGTGGAAACAATCGGAAACGTGATCATCAGAGTCGCTGAAATCATCATGACGAACCTGCCACCAGTTTTACAAGCGGTAACGCCTCTTGTCGAAGTTCTGGGCAAGGTGTTCACGACAACTGCACAAATTATCGCTAATGCGATTGTTCAAATCATCACTGTGCTACAGCCTGTTATGCCAGCAGTCGCACAGATTGCACAAGCAGTCAGTCAAGCTGTGACTTCTATTGTCCAAGCGTTTTCTAGCATCGTGGGACAAATCGCACCTATTATCAATAGTCTTGCTAATCTATTTACAAGCATAGGTAACGCAATCAAGACTGCTTTGAGTCCTATTACTCCAATTCTTCGAGAATTCGGCAATGTGGTCAGGTCTGTTTTTGATGGCGCATCAAATGTTATTCGTGCATTTGGTGATGCAGTTAAAAGTATTTTAGACGGTGTTTCTGGTGTTATCAAATCCATTGGGCAAGCCATCAAAGACGCTGGTGAAGGGTTCAAACGATTTGGCCAAGGTGTCAAACTTGCAGGAGACCACGGTCTACAAGCGGCCGCAGGTATCGGTGCGGTTGCTGCAGCAGTTCTTGGACTCGGTGCAGCTTCTGCTGGTGGTAACTTAAATGGATTCCGTGCCGATTTGGACAAGTTGGACACGGTAATGTTTAAGATTAGTGGACGAAATGTAGGTTCTATCTTTACTCAGATGGCATCTGGTATGCGTTCTGCAGCTTCTGCGGTTAATCTACTTGCCTCTGGCTTGCCAAAAGTAGCGACTGCAATGCAGACGATTGGGCCTGCTGCAACAGCGTCATCTAGTGCTATTCGTGCATTCGGCACAGGATTCCAACAAATGGCATCTGCAGTCACTCAATCTGCTGTGACGTTCACAATGCTGAACAGTCAGTTCACGCAATTTAATGCTAAAATCTCTTCTGCTACAGCATCATTAAGTGGTTTCAATGCTGCACTGAATATCATTCGCTCAGGATTTACAGCTATCACAACTGCGATCACAGCATTTGTTACACAATTAACCAGTGCTGGAAGCAGTGTAAGAAACATCCAAGCAACTCTGTCACAATTAGGGGCATCTATGACGCAATCTGCATCTGGATTTTCTCAACTTGGCAACGCTATGCAAACAGCAATGTCGCAAGTTGTGACTGCAGTCAATACTGGTATGCAACAAGCAAGATCTGCTTTGACTACTGGATTCACAAGCATGGGTTCAGCCGCTTCGACCTCTATGAACACGGTGGTGATGGCAGTAACCAACGCAATGATGCTTGCTAATCAAGCAGTGACACAAGGTGCGATGCAGATTAGAACTACAATTAGCACAATGCTATCATCTGTTGGTGCATCGATGTCAGCATCACTAAATAATATCGTATCAATCATAACGATGTCATTTCAACGTATGACGATGACGATTAGTATGTCTATGGCGCAAGCAAGCATGGCTATCCAATCAGGTATGTCACGCATGACCGCAACAATGACATCTAGTGGCAATCAAATGTCTCAGATAGCACAGAGAACTGGACAACAAATCTCACAAAATATCACTAATGGCATCAGAAATGGTGTCGGCAGTGCTAGAGGTGCGATGCAATCGATGGTGTATGCGATACAAGCTGTCGGAATGGGCGCTATCGGGACTATGCAGGCTGTCGGTAACATGATTGGCCAAGGCTTGGCGCAAGGTATGTATTCTGCTCTGGGGGCAGTTACTGCTGCAGCAAATGCGCTTGTCGCACAAGCTGAGCGTGCTGCACAGGCAAAAGCCAGAATCCACAGTCCATCACGGTTGTTCCGCGATAATATCGGTAAATTTTTGGCTCTTGGTGTGGCAGATGGTATTGACCGCAATGCGTCAGAAGTATCAAAATCAATGGAGAATTTGATTGATGATGCATCACAGTACACAGCAAGTAATCCTCTTGGTTCTGGATTTGATTACAGCGGAGTAATCAACCATGAAATCAAAGAGGCAGATGGCCAAAACAAACCAATGCAATTAACTCTTGAATTGGGCGGTCGTGCATTCTCTGCATTTGTAGAGGATATCACTACTGCACAAGGCAAGAAAGAGCGTATCAGATTAAAGACAAGCCCTCTATAAAATGAGGGCTTTGCCTTTTTAAAAAATGTAGAAAGGGGGAAAAATGTATAATTTCACAGATACAAACGAGATTTTGAAAAGCTATGAAATGGGCATTCAGACGACATTCAACGGTAAGACACTAGAGCGTGAGCTTACAAATGCAAATGGAGCATTTCAGACTGTCATGATTTCTGGCCGTGGTGTCGTAGACCAAGAGCATCAGACTGTTGATGTAACTGGTCGCGATGGGAAAGTGTTCAGGCGCAAGTCTTACAAAGAGCGTGAAATTGAAATCACTGCTCTGATCTCTGGGATCAATAATTCTGCATTTAGATTGCAGTTTGAAAAGCTAAATGAGCTACTAGATACGAATGAGCCGAGTGATTTGATTTTTGGTGATGAACCAGACCGAATCTACAAGGCACAGTTTGAATCTGCGGACATTCCAGATGAGGAAAGCAATCAACAGATCATTAAGTTGAAAATGATCTGCTATGATCCAAAGAAAGTCACGAATAAGAAGACTGTTACTGGAAATCAGGTCAATTATGCAGGAAACAAAGAAACATTTCCTAAAATTTCTTTTACTGTCGGTGTGAACGTGAATGAAATCAATCTCTTACATGTCGAACAGCAGAAGTATATCCGATTAAAGGGTACATATACTCAGGGGAATCGCATTGAAATTGACATGAAAGAACGCACGATCAAGTTGAATGGCAGAAATGAGCTTAAAAATTTCGACATGGTGAACAGCAGATTTTTCTCTTTGAAGAAAGGGGCTAATACATTAAGATTAACCCCATCGAGCCAAATGACGATTGAATTCAGCGAGGTGTATCAATGATTTATTTATTTAATAATAAAGAAGAATTGATCCACATCATCAAAGAACAAGATCTAATCGAATTTACTCATAAAATCGAGATCAACACATTCGATGCTGCAGAATTTGAATTGCCTATCGAGGCAATCGATAAAGAAATCATCGAACAGATGCGATTCTTTGGCTTCTTCGTGCGAGGTCGTCAATTTGGGGTGTTTAAAGCCTATGAAGTGACCACGACTGACAATTATGTTGTTAAAGGCCTCGATCGTGCAGAGAGCGACTTGCGAACTGTCCGAATTATCAAGGACAAGCGACTGCAAAGCGTTACTGCAGACCAAGCACTCAATGTAGCTTTAGAGGGCACTGGTTATCAGTTAGGTGTAAAAGAAGGCCTTACCAAAGTAAATAAGACCAATTTCTACTACATCAGCCCTCGTGAAGCTCTCGTGAAAATCATCGAGGCTTTTAACTGCGAATTTCGTGTGCGATATGAGTTTGTGGAAAACAAGATCATCAATCGCTACATCGATTTATATCACAGACAAGGTTCATACTCTGGTGTGCAGTTTGAGTACGGAAATAATGCTCTTGAAGTCACGATGGAAGAAGACTCTGACAATGTTGTCACTGCTCTTATTGGTCGTGGTAAAGGTGAGGAATCAACAGATTCGGAAGGCAATGCCACTGGTGGATATGGTCGAAGAATCGAATTTGCTGACATTGTCTGGACGAAAGCAAGTGGCAATCCTATCGATAAGCCTGCTGGACAAAACTACATTGTTTTAAACGATGACATTGAAAACAAGGGCCTTTATCAGAATGGCGAGCTAAAACATCGCTGGGGTGTATTCGTTGATGAAGAAATTGAGGACAAAGAATTCTTGCTTCAGGCGACATATCAAGAGCTTTTGAGGCTCAACAACCCAATCCGTAAGTACAAGGCAAGAATCTTGGATCTGCGAGATGATATCTGGCTTGGTGACCGTGTTGCATTCGTTAAAGATTCTGCAAAACTGTCGTTTGAAGCTCGCATCTTCTCGATTATGATTGACAAGCTCAATTTTGACCAATCAGAAGTTGAACTCGGTGATTACGAGACTTTGAAAAGTCAGTCGCAAAGTAGCTCACTTAATGCTATCAAGGAAGCTGTCAGAGAGCTATCGGAAGAACAAGAGACCTACAATCGAAAAGTCCAAGAGATGATCGACAACAAGAACGCAGAAATCGCTGAAAAAATGCGTGTGATGCGTCTTGATATGGACAATGGTATTGAAGGTGCCAAGAACAAGGCTGAAAAGGTCAAGCAAGAAATAGCTGGAACGATCGACCAAAAGATATCAGGATTCAAGCAGTCGACTGACCAAGCCATAGCAGAAGCCAACGTGCGTTCTGCCGAGGCACTAGCAAGAGCTAGGGCTGGCGCTGATTTAGTCCGAGAAGCGAAGGAAATCGCAAACGAGAATGTCAGAGAGCTAAACGCATTTAGGGCTAACGTTCAAACCGAGCGTGAAAAGCTGTCTGATGAACTCAAGCGGTATTCGCGAGAGGAAACAACTAATCAGATTGTTGCAATTCGCGAGCGATTATCAAGCGATTATGTTGCTAAGAATACTTATGTCGAAAATGTCGAGAGTACCAAGCAACGCTTTGAAGCTCTCACAAGGGACAATGAAGCTAAGCTAGCTGAATTTAGACAAGGCATTGATGGCCGATTGACCACGCTATCTAGTCAGATTGCTGGCAAGGTAAATGAGATTGACTTTCAAAAAGTCAAAGAAGCCTCATTACTTTATGAGCGAATTTTGGGCAAATCTGAAGCAGACGCACCAGATAAGCTATCGCGCTTGGTTATGTCAAGCGAGATCTTCCAGACAGAAGTCGGGAAGTATGCTAAAGATGACTTTAATCTTGTTTACGATCCAACGAATTTTAGCAAGTGGAAGAAGAAGCAACCCGAAGCCAATGTTGTCGAAGTTCAAGCCTCAACAAAATTATTGAGAATTACCAATTCAGGACACACCAACAATGTCTATCGTGGATTCGCATTGCCAATTACGACCTCAAGTTTTGCCAAAGACGAAAAACTTAGCTATCGTATTGAAGCATGGGTAGATGTGTTACCAGATGCTCCTTTAGGCATCGAACTGTGGAACGACAACAGCGTGATTGCTTCTGATCGAGTGACTTTCTCAAAAACTGGAACTCAAATCATCACTGGTACCATGACGGTCAATAAAACTACAACTAAATCAAGAGAATTTCCGCTGGAATTTTGGTTGCTGAAGAATGGCACTGTGGCGATTGGGAAGGTATCTCTTATCCGTGGAGATAGACCACCTAAGAAATTCACGGATGAGACCTCTACACAGGATATTGCTACGCAGACACAAGTAGGTCAGCTTGCTGGTTCGTGGTCTGTCAAAAACCTTAATAGCAATGGAGATATACTCAACTCAATCAACTTGCTTGCTAATGGCACGAACCGAATTAATGGGCGTTTGACTCATATTACCGGTCAGACACTCATCGACAATGCGGTTATCAAGTCTGCGATGGTCGATAAATTAAAGACAGGTAATTTTGAATCTGGATCTGTCACAACTCAGATCCTTGCTTCAAATGCGGTCACGGCTGATAAATTGCTTGTTGACTCGGCAATGATTAACAAGTTGGTAACAAATCAAGCCTTTATCAGAGAGCTGGTATCCCAGAAAGCGTTTATTACACAACTAAACTCAATAGATGTTGCGGCAAAACGTTTTACTGGTGATCGCGTCCAGTCATCAGATGGATCCCTTGTATTGGATTTAATTAAAAATCAATTAACCATGACTAGTGATACAGCTGCTATTGTCAGAGAGCAAGCTGGTTTTCCCACGCAATTTATGCGATATGAATCCAGTGTTGAAAACGGTCATAAGCACGCTAAGACAATCATCGGCAGTAACCGAGATGGTTCCAAATCATGGAACTCACCATCATTTGCTGGAATCGTAATTGATAACAATGCCAACAGTGCACTTGATAACATTTATCAATTTGGAGACCATATCCACTTTAAACATTCACAAGGTGATGACGGTTGGCGATTCTCAAATGTCTCACAAATTATCACGCCCGGTGTTTGGAATAAAAAATCTGAAATATGGGCTAGATCATTTGTCGTACCGAGAGAAACAAGAGGACTTACTGACACACCAACTAAATTTATAAATCTAGTTGATAGCGTCGCAGCACTATGGAAACTTTGGGCACACGCTAAAGGACAAATGAGCATGACAGGTGCGATGCAAACCGTTGTACAAGGGTCTCTTGACGCTTGGGGTTATAGTAGACCTCATATTTAATAATTACGGAGGAACAAATGAACGAAAACATTTTACTGTCAATGGTTGCTGAATTAAATAAGCAATTGAGCGACAAAACGCTTGGTGAAATTGAGTTTAAGGCTCGTTTTACTGACCTGCAATCACAAGTAGCGCAACTTGCTCAAGAAGTTGAAAGCTATCGCTCTGTTCTGGAATCTGACAAAGATTTGAAGGACCTATTTGAAGAAATCAAAAACAAAAACGAGGTAAACAAATAATGGATTACAAAGTACAATTTAAATCATACGATGCAGTAGCTAACACTACCAAGGTAGCAATCAAGCAAGATTTCCCTTATCGAGTATTTGAAGAAATCCTCCCAAACAACCGCATGACAGAAGATGATGCAACACTGGTCGAAGCAGTATTGAACATCGTGCGCATGGAATTGGACACATCTGGTGCAGTCGTAGCGATCAAGAAAGAGCTTGACAAGTCTGTTGAGGCCAACAATAACGCTATCGCTAAAATCCAAGAATTGACCAAGGAGAACGAAGCGATGACGCAACAAATCCAAAGCATCAAATCAGTAGCTGATTGGTCGGTTCTCGCTCGTGTAACAGATACAGACAATCCAATTGATCCAACTCTGTATGCTCGTGGATTGGAATTGGTAGAAACTGGCCAAGTCGGCAAAGAATATAAAGCGCACGATATCTTTGTTGTTAACAATCCAAATCACATCGCTAAATATGGCGAAGGCACTCGTGTGCTTGTGCAAGTGAATAATGCCTTCACATACAATGGCGAATCCGTGGAAGAACTCGAAGGTAAATTGTCGCAAGATGGAAAACTGGCAGTCTGGAAATGGGAACTCCCGAAAGAATCTAAGCCAGCGCAACCGAGTGGAAATCTCGAAACTGAACCAGTTGCGACAGCTACACCACAACCAGTACTTTAATGAGAGAGGGGCGTGATCTATGATCCACTTTACACCCGAAGATATCTCGATGATGGTCGGATTTGTCGGGATCTTACTTGGAATTTACGGCAATTTTAAAGGAAATGTCGTGGCACAAGAAAAACGCATGGTCGTTATTGAAAAAGACATCGAAAACATGCGTGATTTCCGTCTTACGGCTGTTAGACGACTTGATAACCACGATGAACAAAATAAGTCTCTATTGATCCTCGCAGAGCAGGTCAAAGCCTTGAGCGAGGATATGAAAGAACTTAAAGCATTAATCCAAAACAAAAATAATTAAGAGGTAACACTATGAAAATTAACTGGACAGTACGTTTGAAAAATAAAAACTTTTGGCTTGCCCTTGTGCCAGCCTTGGCTTTGCTATTCCAAGCATTCGCTGATATTTTTGGTATCAAATTGGAATTTGGCCAAACGATTGATAAAGTCCTTGTATTTATCAATGTACTATTTGCCTTTCTTGTACTTGTCGGGGTCGTTAACGACCCAACTACTACAGGATTGAGCGATTCAAGCCGTGCTTTGGGATATGAAGAACCTAACCAAGATTAACATAAAGGAGGCGGTCTTTTGACTACTCAAAAACAATTATTAGATACGTTAGATAGCGTAGTCAATCAACGTGTTACCGTGCCAACCAACCCGTATGGCGGGCAATGTGTGGCATTAATTGACAACATTCTGCAATATCAAGGATTGTATAATCTCAATTTTAGCTACTTAAACGCTATCAACGGTCTGGACAGAGCTTCTGCATTGGGGCTTAAAGTAACCCGTTTTAACGGTTCTAACAATCCACCAGTAGGGGCTGTATTTGTTTCTGATTGCTCTCCAAATCATGCATTTGGGCATATCGGCTTTGTAGTAGCAGAACACGCAGACGGAACAGTTACAACCATCGAGCAAAATATAGACGGCAATGCAGACGCTCTTTATAATGGCGGATGGGTTCGGAGAGTACGCAGAAACCTAGATAGTGCAGGGAATTTCAGCTATGTTGATTGGAACGCACCAAGCCAACGCATAGTTGGTTGGTTTGAGTTGCCATTTGACGGCTCCGAAATCGAATCGGGTGGACTCGCTAAAGGTGATTACTTCCTTGATGTATCAGCTTACCAGTCAGCGGACTTGACTAGCATTTGTCAAGCATCGGGAACTAACAATACCATCATCAAGGTAACTGAGGGTGTCGGTTGGATTAGTCCAGTAGCAACACAGCAGACAAATACAAGTAACTGCATTGGTTACTATCACTTTTCCCGTTTTGGTGGCAATGTAGCGACAGCACAAGCTGAAGCTAACTATTTCATCGCTAACCTGCCATCGCGTCCACGCTACCTAGTGTGTGACTATGAGGATGGTGCGAGTGACAATAAACAAGCCAATACCAACGCTGTATTGGCATTTATGGATATTTGCAAGTCGAACGGGTTTGAGCCTATCTATTACAGTTATAAGCCGTACACATTGGCTAATATCTATGTAGAGCAGATTACCGCTAAATATCCTAATAGTCTTTGGATTGCAGCCTATCCAGATTATGAGGTTCGACCAGAACCTTTTTGGGGTGTCTATCCTAGCATGGATCATACAAGATGGTGGCAATTCACTAGTACAGGCTTGTCTGGTGGGTTAGATAAGAATGTAGTGATTATTGGAAGTGAAGGAAGCAACAAGAAAGAAGAGGAAGAAGATATGAATTTTGTAGTACGTAGCACAAGCGGAAAGCAAGGATATGTCGGAATTGTAAATGGTCGTGTATTTGGTATTGGTAGCATGGGAACGGTTGATGAATTAAAATCAAACGGGGCTAAACATTTGAAGCTTGACGATGGAGATTTTACACGTTTCCTTGACAGCCAATCACGAGATAGCGCAGAAGTATCTAAAGCGATTGAAGAAGCCAGTGCATCAGTCGTTGAAGCAATTGAACAACGTGGACAAGCTACGCAAGGTCAAAACGGAAACTAAAATTAAAATGGAGGTAGACAATTGAGATTGAACTCTACCAATCTTAAACAATTTGAAGGAGGGGCAATCGTCAAACAAGGCGATTCTGCCTCTCTTTTCGGTTATGAGCTGTTGGATGAGAATATGCGTCCAATTAGTGATCTAAATGGCAAAAATGCCACAATCAGGATCTTCAATCAAAAAGGAAAGGCCATGTTTGAAAGTAAAGTGGATAAGTCCAGAGTTGCTTTCAAAATCGGAAAGGCATTGCCAATAGGATCATATCTTGTCGAAGTTGTTTGTGATGGCTATATTTTCCCAAGTGACCGTTCAACACGCTTGGAAATCACACGTTCAGCAGATGAATTTACAAGCGAGGAAGTCCTTTCGCTTGTAAGAAACGATGTCAAAACAGAAATCGACAAGTACATCGCAGAACACCCAAATGGGCCACAGACAGAAGAATTGCCAGACCTAACAACTCTTTATAACCTAGCTAAAATTTGAAAGGACATATAAATGACTTTAAACACTGAAAAACTAACATCATTTGCCCAAGCTGTGGGTTCTGACATCAAAGAAATCAAAACCACGCTGGCTAACAAGGCAGACAAATCAGAAATCGGCCAAGGCGGGATCACGCAACAACAACTTGACACTGCAATTCAAGGAGTCAAAACAGAAATCCTTGGTGAAGGTGTCCCAGAAGAGTTGAATACTCTCAAAGAGATTGCTGAGAAGATCTCTGCTGGTAGTAGCTCTGATGGTGCTATCGTCTCAAAAATGACCGAACTCGGGCAGAAAATCACCGATTTGGAAACCTTGGATCTAGTGGCAATCTATAACACAGCGAAAGCGTGATTGCATGAATAGTATTATCAACGTAATCAAAGCTATAGGCCGAGATATCAAAGAGTTGACAACTAAACAAGCTGAATTTTTGAAAGAAAGTAAGGCTTCCGAATTAATTGACGAAAAGCTAAAAAACAACGGAAATCCGTTTGTTACACGTTCTGAAATCCCAGCGGTTGATACCACGCAACTAGCGAGCAAGAACGACTTGGAAGAACTCAAACGCAAAGTCGGAACGAGCGGAAACACGACCACGGAACTAAAAGGGCAAGGTTTCCCTTACGCTCTTGATGCAGAAATTGGAGTGACTTACATCGATACCACGGCTAGAAATGGTGCTTTTAAGTGGATTAAAAAACGTGCTGGTGCTGGTCGTGATAACTGGGTTATTCTAGCGGGTGACACGGGCAAGGTGCGAGCAAGGAATATTCAATCAGCTCTCGGTGCCTCCTACATGGAATTTAGACGTATCAATTCAACCGTAGAAATCAACTTCGGAGGCCTCTCTTGGGGTTGGTTTGGTATAAAGAGGCGTGGTGCAGTTGGTTACATGGCGCAAGGAAGTGACAGAGAGCGAAATGTTGTCATCCTAAATGTTCAAGGCATACCAGTAGGATTTCGCCCATCTGGCTCAAAATTGGGCATGATTACCAACGACAAGGGACAACGTCTGGGAACTTGGTATTTAGGTGGCCCGGCAGACGGCAACCAATTCCGGTTACAATTCGATGACCCCGTTCCAACAGATCGGGATATCGGAGATATTCGCTTTTCGAGTGTAGTGTATGTCACGGATGATCCGTGGCCAGAGAGCCTATAAGCTATAAACATATAAGACACCTACCCTCCCAAAACGGGAGGGCTTTTTTTATTGTGCTTATAACGGAAAATCTTGAAATTGTCTATTATAACAGACATT